AGTGAATACCTGCGCCAAACTCGATGAAAACAAGGTCCTCGCCTTTGACTTTTATGGTCATCTCAGATGTATTCGCTGTGCGCTTAACATCGTGGTCAGCCGTAAACGACCTGTCAAGATTGGGATCACCCTTGGCCTTGCCGACATATTCCTCAATGATGGCAGTGGCAAGCCCATACAATTCCTGCATGAACCTGTCAATCTTGTAGTCAAGAGAGAACCGATAATCCTCAATCTGTTTGATAGCATCGGCTACAGACTTGGAGGACAGCGGATTGATGTTAATGACCATCTCCACCACGCTCCTGTCTCACCATAAGGAAAAGTTCATTATTCAGCGAGTAGGCAACCCTTCGAACGATAAAGTCTGCCGAAAGCGGGTCAGGCGAACCATTTGTCAGATATGTCGGCTCGTGCTCTTTCCAGACGAGGGCAGTCTCATTAAGGCCAAGAGAGCCTTTGGTGGCTACAATCAGGGCCTCATACTTACTCACATCAATGCCATAATACTCAGCTAAAGCCTTGTTGCCCCTTGCGTAAGACTCAGACCCAAGAGGAGTGACGTGAGCATATGCTTCAATGGGCGCACCGTATGCAACAGCATATTCGCCAGTCTCAGCAAGCACCTGTTCACCATCAACCTCAATGTAAAGGTCGGAGCCGTCATCGCAAGTCTTAATATTCTCGGATTCAGATAATGCCTCGGCATACCAGATCCGCTCTTTATTTTTTCTTGCAGTACGCATGGGGCAACACCACCTTTAGAAATTCTGTGAATCAGTCGGATTGTTGAGAATGCCGAAAGCAGTTGCAATCGTTCCCACGGAAGTCATGATAACCTTCACAGTCTCAGCAATTTCAGGGTTTACAAGAGCAACGATAACCGTAATCTGACCGATGACTGCTAACCAGACAGGCCAACTACGCAGTCTCTCGATGATCGTTTTTCTATCATTCTCGCTCAATTCAATCACCCTCTTTCAATGCGTTAAGTCGGTTTTCGACAGTTTCCATCCTTTTCTGCAAGCCCTTTAGAGCCTCTTCTGCGAGTAGGATTCGACTGCCATGAGAACCAATTTCACGCCTTAATTCAGATATAGATTCTTTGGTTTCACGCCCAAGCTGAATGCTCTCATCGAGTTTGGCGTCCATTCTCGCTTCACGTTTAACCCTTTCCTCCAACTCTGACTTATCAGTTTCAGTTCTGTTGCGGTTGAAACTGGCAACAGCAATGTACACCGAAACGACCGTCAGAGCGGTTGTCAGCAACCATTTGAAAATCTCAGCCATTTCAGGTGTCATTTAAACCAACCCCTCTCCGTCTCAGGAGTCCCTTGCACCGCACAGCAAATCGTGGGAGGTAAACTATGCGACACGCACCAATCCCATCTCAGATAACAGGCGTGAGAGGCACAACACCGTTGAACAGTGAATTACGGTTGACATAAGTTCTCGTAATTGCGCTTTCAGTGGATGATGTCTGCCCCTCAAGCCCTATCTGGTTATAGTCGTACAGAGCGATGGTACGGATATTGGAGTAGAACTGATCCATGTCAGCGACCTGCATGGCCTCCGTATAGTGCGAAGGGTACATACCGCCGATGCCACGGAGTCGTTCACGCTTTACCTCCCGAAAGGCATTATTGATTTTCTCTACAAGCACATCCTCAGAAAAGGCCGGTTCTCCCGAAAGTTCGACAGTCAGGCCACTAAGGACTTCTGCTTTCAATTCCTCAAATGTTCTCGCCATATCCGCACCTCGCTTATTCGGCTTTCTTGCGCCGTGTAGTGCGCTTCTTCGGTACAGGATTCTCCTCATGTACTTCTTCGGAGGGGGCCTCGACCTTTGTAGGCTCATCAACAACAAGTTCCCATCCCTCACGCAGGAATGCTTTAAGATGGTCCTCGTTGCGAAGTTCCCAAGTTTCTTTGCCCTTTCTCACTTTGTACATCAGGCGACCTCCCACTTATCACGTAGTCGGTGTCTTGTGGACAGCGATAGCATCCTTCTTCTTGTTGAGGGCGAAGCAGTCATAGCGGAAACGAGCCTCAACGAGCGCACCGGAGATGCCAGGAGCATCGAAGTGAATCTTGAACTCTCTCAGCTTGATCGGGCCGGGAGCGACAATCGGATTGGTGATAAGAAGGTCGGTGTTGGCAGGCATGTAAGAAGTCGGGACCTTGATGATGGAAACACCGTCAACCTCGCCAACCTGGCCGTTCAGAAGCATCCTCTGAGAAAGGTCGCCAGAGCGGACGAAGTTCTGGTTCAGCTTCAGGAAGTTGTAGAAGGCCGGGGTGACAACAGCGACACGACCGCCGACCGGAGCCTTGTCGTTGTCCAGAAGCTCCTGGAGATTAAGGAAAATCTCGTAGGCGTTGGAGGCAGAAGAAGCACTGGTGACGATATGGGAAACACCAGAGACAGCACCGGCAGCCGGAGCAGCACCGGCGATAACACCAAGACGATAGGTATCAATTGCAGGTGTCACAACATTGTCGATGTTCTCAGCCAGGGTAGCAGCAGCCTCCATCGTACCCATAGTGTCATCCATGGACTTGCGGTCGATGGTCCAGGTCATAGACTTGTCCTGAGTCAGAGTCAGTTCCTGGTCAGCGTTGCCAAGTTCAGCCGGTGTGCCGTAGCGGTTGGAACCAGTGGTAGAATAGTTGTTCAGAGTTGCAAGGTCACGAGAGAAAACATGGACGGTGCTAACGCCAACCCAATCGAAGTTCTGGTTGACGATGGAGTTGGTAAGGGAACCAAGAGCAAATCTCTGGTCCACTACCGGGGAATACTTCTCAGCATAATTAACGGGCATTTCTTTTCCTCCTCTGCATTAGCAGAAAATGTTATTTAATGTGCGTAAGGCGTTTTGACGGAATTGAATCCCTTGATGAAAGCATCCTCTTCCTGATTACCAGTGCCCTGTTTCGGGTCCGGGATGTTCTTGTAGATTTCAGCCTCAATTGACTTGCGAAGTTCTGCCTCTCTGGCCTTCTGAATACCTTCCTGAAGTCTGAACAGCGAATCTGTGTCGCCGTCATACTGGAAGTTAGCAGCCTTTGTGGCGTCTTCAGCAGAGTAGCCAAGTCTCGCAAACTGTTTCTCAAGACCATAAAGAGCGACCTGTCTTTCAAGGCCCTTCACTCTCTCAGCCTCAAGAGCAGCTGCTTCAGCCTTTTCCTGAGATGCCTGTTCAGAAGCACTCAGAGTCTCACGCCATTTCTTCTTGTACTCAGACGCTTCACCAGATGCCTTATCAACGGCCCTCTTGAGCGATGCAATCTGATTCATAAGATCCTGGACGGACGGCTCATCCTTCTTCGGTTCCTCAACCGGCTTTTCAGTCTCGACAGTCTCAGTGGTTTCAACAATCTTGTTGTCTTCGGGCATATTCAATTCCTTTCTGCGCTTTTTTACGTGCATCTCCGCACGATTGCGTGATTAACGACATTCTCTTGTCGGTTAGTGAATGATTGTTAAGGTTTGCGCTTTTTAGCCTGCATCTCCGCAGGTATATAAAAAGAGCCTCCCGAAGGAGACTCAGATTATTTATCAGCCACCAAATGTGAGCCAACACCGGCAGTTTACTAATTCCTCCGGGTAGTCAGCACCATTGACGGTATCTCGTGGGAACATGAGCGAAGCATTGCCGACAGAGAAGAAAGCACCAATCGGGACGGTCTGTCCTTCAGCGTTAGCATGTGTTTCTCTGACTCGCTTATCCTGCATCGTGTTCCAGGTTTTCGTTGTGAAGCCTCTTGTAAGGGCAATCAGGAAGTCCTCATAACCCTCAATGCTATTGGCCTCATCTTCCGCAATGAACTCAGCCCTGTCCTCAGAGTCGAAGTACATATAATAAGGAAGTAACTCATCCTCATCGTCCTTCTTAGCGGATTCATCGGGCATCTCATCTTCAGGCTCATCAAATGTCGGGCCGTTCTGCGAAGTGGTTGTCTCATTATTTGCGACAGTTGGTTTGATTCTTCGCCGGGAAACATCGTTGATTCTGAAGGCCGTGATTTCAATGTACTCAGTAAGGTACTCATCAATCTCATGACCGGAATCTTCGATAGCTTCTCTCAGACCCTCTCGCAGGTATCTCTCAGCGATGTCAAAGGCATAATCGCCAAGAGTTTCAATATAGTCATCAATGACTTTAAGATAGTCAACAACGACCTTTTTAATCCGTCTGGCAATGGCAACTCTGCGATTGACCGCTGCCTTCGGAATGTCCATCACATCGAAATAATGCTCAAGCGGTTCAGAACGCCGTCTATAGCCAAGCGAATTGATCTCATCGAAAGACAGGTAAGCCATAAGCATCACCTCTTATCAATGGTCGGGCTGTTCTCCGTCTGGTCGGATTCATCGGCAGACCGCCTATCTGCATTCGGGGCCTTTTCACCAGAGCCACCTTCGGCACTACCGGCAGCGGGTCTGTTCTGATAGATTCCTTCGCCGTTGTAAGACTCGCCAGATGTTCCCTTGTCGTAGATGGACTTCTGGTACTTCTCAATGCCTTCTTTGGAATCGAGCCATACCTGCTGTGGATCATCAAAGAGCGGAATGTTCTTAATGACCTGTTCGCCATCAAATCCATGAGAGATAAGTGTTGCGATTGCATTAGACTTGACCGTAAGCTCGTAGGTCTTCTGACGCTTGACGTTCGGCTGAATATCGTAAGCCTTGAGTTCCTTGAGCGGAGAAGTGACAGGGACTTTGTTCGACAGTCTGCAAACCTTCAGAACAAGCCGTACTTCCTCCATCTTCGCAGACTCGATATAAGCCTGCTGTTTGGCAGCGGAAATCTCAGCAGATGTCCATCCAGAAGCATCACTCATAGCAACGCCAGTCGAACCACCCTTGTTGTCATTTCTCTCAGGCACATTGCACTTCTCAAGGATAGAAGACCGTCTCTCATTGATGTTCTGAAGCATACCTGCGTAGTCATAAACGACCGTCAGCGGATGCACTGAAGGAGTTTTGCCGTCAGCAGTTGTATAGGCCAGAACCCAATCGTTGGACTTTGGCTTGACGACATTGCCGTCCTTGT